AAAGGATAAACTGACTGCATGGCTAATTGAACAGTTTCCTGCAATGAGCGACGATGAAATTGAACTGTTTAGAACTATAAATGGCAATGCAGTATTGGAAGATATTGCAGTAGCTAAAAACATGGGTAATAAAGATATCAAGGATTTGTTTAAATAATGGTACAGGACTATCAATGCAAATTCTGTAATAAAGCATTTGCCCGCGAAAGCACATTGAGTAGTCACATGTGTGAAAAGAAGCGTAGGTGGATGTGTAAAGATGACACAGACAGTCGTATTGCGTTTAGAGTATGGTCTGACTTTATAAAATATGTTAGCCCATCCACTAAAAAGGTTAAGACAGTTGACGATTTTATTAGGAGCCAAGATTATATCAGCTTTGTAAAATTTGCTAACTACTTGATTGAGCTGCGACCTATCGAAAGCGACAAATTCATTCATTGGATTTTTAAGATGGGTGTTAGGTTAAGCGATTGGCAAAAGCCCGGGACTTATCAACTGTATGTACAGGAAGCTTCTAAGAAAGAAACTGCTGACCGGGCATTAGAACGAACTATACTTGCAATGCAAGAATGGGGAGACACAACTGGGAACAATTGGCAAGACTTTTTTAATAAAATTTCGCCAGCTGCTGGTATGAATATGGTAGTACTTGGAAAACTAAGTCCTTGGATAATATACAGTACAGATGCAGCACAAAAATTATTAGATAGAATGGAGCCTGGACAAATTGATACAGTTGCTAAACATGTGGACACAGAATGGTGGATAAAAAAATTACAAAAAAACCCGAGCGAAGTGAAGTGGATAAACACGACAATGCAGCAGGTACTCGATTCGAATTGCTAGAAAGTCGTTTGCTCGACTTTATTGAAAAGCTTGACAGAATGAATTCAGAAGTCGAAGAAATCAAAAAGCAACAACGCGAACTGTTAGACTTACTTAGAAAAAAAATTAAATGAGCCACCCTGACGTTGACATTGACTTTGCCGACAGAGAGCAGTTGTTAAAACTACTGCCACACGTTCCTGCAACCTTGGTAATGCCAAACAAAACAAAACAGAAGCATAAAACGGGTGTGTACTTTCATCCAGTTCCGGTAAACCCGTTTACCGGATGGTGCGGGGTTGATTACAAAGAAGCAGATGAACTAGGCTTCTTTAAAGTTGACCTTCTTAACGTTAGCTTATACCAACGAGTCAAAGATAAAGAACACTTGGACAGGCTTGCACAGCAAGAGCCAATTTGGGAACTGTTGCAACAAGATGATTTTGTGAATTTGCTATTTCACTTAAATGGACATGGTGATATTCTGCGAAAAACTTGTCCCAGTTCAGTTGAACAATTGGCAGCAGTGCTTGCAATGATTCGTCCTGCCAAACGATATCTAATTGGAAAATCTTGGAATATGATTATGAAGGAAGTTTGGGTTAAACCAGATTCCGACGAATACTTTTTTAAGAAGAGCCATGCCACGGCGTATGCGGTTGCAATTGTGGCTCAGATGAACTTGATATGTGAAGAGCTTAGGTCATCTTCCTAACTAAACTAATTTGACGTCTCTTTGTACGTTTAGTAATTACATTAGTTAAGCTAGTTTGGTACCCGTGTAGTACTTCAAAATCTTTGGTAGAATAAGTTTTCAATGCATAGGTAAACTGTCGCATTGGAGCTTTTAAAACAATGTTAATTGGGATTATTCGATTTGAACCCCACCACCATTCTTCCCCGCACTCAATAAACGATGTTTTATCCGCTTCGTCTTTTAGCAAGTTGTAGACGTACATAGTGACAACTGTTTGATCACTATTTTGAATGATACCTACGAGTTCTTGGTCACCGTATCGTACCAAGCTCATAAACGGGAATCTTTCTAGAAATTCTTTGACTTTATTATCCATCGAAGTACTTAGCATTTTAAAAAAGCTTGGTCAGCTAAATAATGCTATGGCGACACTCAATTCAAGCATTCCAACAGCAACATTAAACTATGCCGGTGCGGGCACAGGTCCTAGTACTACTAGACATGCACCATCCTACACTGATCAGCGTATTGTTTGGTTTAAAGGTGTTGACAATCTGTTAGATCTAACCATCACTGGTAGCGATCGTCGCCCTGTTAGTTTATTACGCAGGGAAATCACTATCACAATGTGGAATAGGGAAACTGGTGCAACAATTTTCCGACGTAGAGCTAGGCCCATTGTTGCTGAAAATGGCCAAGCGCAGATAGTGGTATTTGCTCGAGACTTAATGACGCTGAGCAACGGAATCTATGCGCTTGGCGCCACATTCATCAATGCCGAAGGTTTAGAAACTGCACTAACTTGGAATAGAGCAATGCAAGGTGCATTCGATGTTGAAGTAAAGGATGCAGTAGTACCAACAAGTCGTAGCACAGAAGAAGTAACATCATTTACTAATTCAGATGGTATCATGATATCTAGTGCATTTAATGGTCCGCAGTACTTTAGAAAAGATACAAGTTTGTTCACTGTTGGTGTTTATGCAACCAATTGGACAGGAACTATTGTTGTCCAAGGCACAATGGACGAAGTGGTCACAGGTGACACGTTATGGGCAAACCTAAAGCCACAGGACTATGCAGTTTCAAACCTTGACCTAAGGGGTTTCACTGGCATTGACCCATACAACTATTATGCCGGTGTACGCTGGCTCCGAATAGTTAAAACCGACGCTGCTTCGAACGCCGGCACACTTGACAAAGTTCTTATAAGAGTATAAACTAGCTCTATATGAGTTTAGTTGAGAATACGCTTCGGGCCCACCTGCCTACATTAAAAACAACATCCAATGGTTGGTTGACCATGAACTGCCCTATGTGCGTTCAAAATGGACATCGACCAGATTCCAAGCGCCGAGGCGGCCTAAAATTTGAACAAGATCGAATTGGTTACCATTGCTTCAACTGTGGTTACACTACAGGTTGGCGCCCCGGCCAAAAGCTTGGTATCAAGCTGATTAAGTTAATGCGTGTGCTGGGAGTTGACGAAGGCGAAATTCAACGCTTAAAGATTCAGCTATGGGATCAGGTAGTTGTTGATGATGCATTCATTGAAGAACCATTCAAGAAACCCGACTGGCCAGAGATACAGTGGCCATGGACTGTTCGAGAGTTAACACTAGAAGCAGCCGAATACCTTGACAGTAGAGGTGTACTAGAGCTAACAGACTGGTACACAAGTGCAAGCCCGATTCAAGGAATGGACAATCGTGTTATTCTTCCTTACACTGATAGTGGTCGCTTAATAGGTTACAGCGCCCGCTGGATTGGCGATGTACCAGATAAGAAAACTGCAAAAATGATTGCAAGCAGGCCGCATAGCTATGTGTTTAATCTTGAACATCAAAGCAGCCATAGAAAATACACAATAGTTACAGAAGGAGAGTACGATGCATTATCTCTTGACGGTGTTGCTATTATGACAAATGAAATTAGTCCTGAACAAGCAAAGATAATCGAAGACATTGATAACGAGCCTGTGGTACTTCCGGATAAAGATGCTGCCGGCTTAAGGTTGGCATTGCAAGCAGCTGAGTTGGGATGGAGCGTAAGTTTCCCTGAATGGCCATCTGAAATTAAAGATGCAAACCAAGCTGCTCAAAAATTTGGAAGAGCTGCCACATTACAAAGTGTAATATCGGCGATTGAGACTAGTCCACTGAAGATTAAATTAATAGCAAGGCGGTGGTGTGTTTAACCATAGAATAAAAGTATCCTGGCGGTTAGGTCAGAACACAGATGAATGGTGGAATGAAATCTGTGCCTGGGCAATAGAAGAATTTGGATTACCAGGTAATAAGTTTATAACAAGACCGACGGAAGATTACATGATTTTTGATTTTAAAGATAAACAAGACGCTGCCATAATGGCCTTGCGTTGGGGGAACAATTAATGGCAAATGAAGTAAAAGAATACGGATACGAGCTCCAGAAACTATTTCTGGACTTTATGATTAGCAATAGGGATTTGGCCGCACGATGCCAGAACGTGTTGGACCCAGAACATTTTGACCGTAGGTTAAGAGGTGCAGCAGAATTTATCAAGACGTATGTCAGCGAGCATGGCAATATTCCAGATATTGTACAAGTCAAAGCAACAACAAACACAGACTTGTCAAACTTGCAAGCTCAGGCAGAAGAACATAGTGCTTGGTTTCTAACTGAGTTTGAAGGCTTTGCCAGACATAAGGCGTTAGAGAAGGCCATCCTTCAAAGTGCTGACATGCTTGACAAGAATGAGTACGGTGCAGTTGAAAAGCTAATCAAGGATGCTGTTCAAGTCGGCTTGCCAAAAACCTTTGGTACAGATTACTTTGCTGATCCAGCAGCTCGACTAAATGCACTCAAAGACAACAACGGACAGTTGAGTACAGGTTGGAAGACGCTGGACGACAAATTGTACGGAGGATTTAACAGAGGCGAACTAAACATTTTTGCAGGTGCGTCAGGCGCAGGTAAGAGTTTGTTCTTGCAAAACTTAGGTTTAAATTGGGCCAAGTCTGGACTGAACACTGTTTACTTTAGTCTTGAGTTGAGTGAAGGCCTGTGTGCAATGCGTATGGACGCTATGCTGTCTGACACTCCCACTCGTGATGTGTTTAAGCGACTTGAAGATGTTGACCTTAAGGTACGTATTGCAGGCAAGAAAGCTGGTGTTCTGCAAATTGTACAGTTGACAAACGGTATTACAGCCAATGACATCTTGTCATGGGTGCGAGAATTCCAAACACAGCGCAAGATCAAAGTAGATGCTATCTTGGTTGACTACTTGGACTTGATGATGCCAGCCGCTCAAAAGATTAGCGTTAGTGATATGTTTGTCAAAGACAAACTTGTTGCCGAGGAGTTGCGTAACTTAGTTGTCAGTGAACAAATGTTGTTGGCAACAGCTTCTCAGTTGAACCGTAGTGCTGTGGAAAGTGTAGAGTTTGATCACAGTATGATTGCTGGTGGATTGAGTAAGATTCAAACAGCTGACAACGTGTTTGGTATTTTCAGTACTCCTACCATGCGTGAACGTTGTATGGTACAGCTACAGTTTATGAAGACACGTTCCAGTAGTGCAGTTGGACAAAAGATTGATTTAAGCTTTAATCCAGACACACTACGTATCAGCGACATGGAAGGTGACAGCAGTCCTAGCTCTAGTAGAGCAAGTGATGTTTATAACAAAATTCAGCGTACAAGCAACATTGGAGGAACCAGTGTAGATACAAATAAAACAGCAGCTGGTCCACTTGACGTAATGTCTGCTCCGTGGGCAACTGACGCCGACAGCGGCCAACTTCCAGTGGAGAAAAAGCCCTTAACTGTTCCAGTTGCAACTAGTGCTAATCGAAACGCATTAAGGGCTATTGTGAGCCGAGAAATTTAATTACTTAGGTTGGTATGGATCTTCTAACTCAACATTTGGCATGATATCAGCTGCTAGATCAGCTTCTGCATCGGCTTGCTCGGTGTCATGCCCAACATTAAAGTCACGGATATCTTTGCGCATTCTGCTGATCAATGAGCTGTCGCTTGCAATAATATCTGCCATACTAACAAAAGCAGAAGTAATAAGCTTTGACTCGGCGAAAGTAATAGGCTGTCCACTTGCCATTTTGTTCAATGTCTGCATAAAACGACTTTGCAATTCGTCACTTACCAGTGGACCCAATGCCATTTTTAAACGGCTAAGTTCACTGGTATCAATTTCATGGTCCGGTTCTCCGGTATCTGTGTGAGTATCGTACTCATTTAAACGAGAGATCTTATTTGCTAAGTCTCTCAATTGTTGCGCACCTGGTGATAATTGCATTTTACAATCTCCTATAAACATTATTTAGCTAAATATATTAATCATGCGTAAACAAACTCGAAGTATCTTAGATGAAATTACAGGCTTAGTCCCCAAGCAAGATAAACACTTGCACGTAGAAGGACTGGCAGTGCAGGCCATTGCCCGTGTAATTAACTTAATGGAAGTTATTCAACAAAATTATCCAGAGCATCAAGCAGAGGAGTTGACTAGACGACTACAATTAGCTATCAAGAACGGTGACCCTTCAAAGTTCACACGTGGCGTACGATCTATTAAGGAAAGCGAACAATGAAAGTAAACGATTTAAAACGTCCTAAATTAGAAGAAGGATTTATTGACAATTTTATTGCCAAAGTGCAAAACATGGCTGGCGGTGACGGCCCAACTGGTGTACTTCGAGCCCTGCGTGGTCAAGACGCTGCTTTGAATAGATTTGCTGATGTTATTGCAAATGCAACTACCCCTAAGGTAACAGAACGACTTGGTAATCAGGCCCAAGGCATTGATGATGGTTCTGCACCAACCCCAGTGGGGATGATCTTGAAACAAGCAGAGCTGATCGGCAGCGCAATGGCCAAGAAAGAAAATATCATTGTAACCCCTGCTGAAATTCAATCTGCAATTGCTACCAACAAAGAAGACATTTTAAAAATGTTGTTGGTCAGCGACGATGCTGCTGATGCAACTGTTAAATCAGTATTTCAAGCTGTGGTAATGCGTTCTCCTAGTGTGCGTTTACGAAACTCACTAAGCGACAGCATCCATACTATTTCTTTGATTGTGGCTGGTACAATCATTTACATTAAAACAACCAAAGAAGACTTAGGTGACTTTGAAATTGATCCTACAGACTTACAAAATTTTGAAGCTGCTGGTGAGCAGGTCAAAGAACTGCTGTTTGATCCAACATCACCGGCAATCCGTGCGCTACAACCAAATGAGGATTTCAAAGATAACTTGCATTGGCTAATTATCCAAATGGTCAAGTCTATTCAACAGAAATATGCAGTGCTTGATAATGCAAAGTTGCAAGGCCTACTTGCAAATCCTCCTGCATTGGTATTGCCGTCGGTGTTTAAGTCGGCACTATCAAGTCATGCTAGTAATGTTGACCCAGCAGTTGTCAATCAGTTAATACAACAAGCGACTCCGGCAATTCAAGCTCAATTCAAAGCTTGGTTAGAAATTGCTGTTAAAGAAACAGAAGGCGGTCGCCCAGCAACTGAAAGTGCTCATCTTTATGTTGAACCATGGGGTGCTGATTCTATGCGTTTAGTTGATAATATGAAACTTACAGGAAGTCCTGCCCCAGCTGCTGAGCCAACAGGCACCCCTACAGCACCAGCTGGCAAGCCAATTGCGCCTGCAGGTCAGCCTGAAGTAGTTAAGATTGGTAACCAAGAAATTAAACCAAACGACCCGTTGTATGATAGAATTATGGCGGCAGTCAATGGGACAGAAAAATGAAAATATTTGAAATAACAAAATACAATAAGCCAATGTTATCCGAAGCAAAGGCTCGGATTGACCATCCCGAAGACTTGGCATTTGAAGAAGGTTCTGCAGGAGCGTTACGAGCACTGGAAGCTATTGCTCATGCTGCCCAAAATCCAAGTGTCAACACAGTCAAGTGGGACGGTACTCCTGCTATTATTTTCGGTCGTGACGAACAAGGTTTTATCTTAACAGACAAAGCTGGCTTTGGTGCCAAAAAGTACGACGGTATGGCTCGTAATCAGAAAATGTTCCAGGATATGATTTTCAATCGTAAGCCTGACGAACCCACACGTATGGAATATGCAACACAGATTGCAAAACTATACCCTATGCTTGAAAAAATTGTCCCAGTTAAGTTCCGTGGATTTATTCAAGGCGACATCATGTGGATGAATCAGCCAGTGGCACATGATGGTGTAATTGAAATTCAACCATTGAAAGTAAAGTATACAATTGATGCATCAAGTGATCTAGGCAAGAAAATTAAAGCTAGCAAAGCAGGTATTGTTGTACATAGTTACTTTGCCAGCAAAGAGGAAGATGAGCCAAGAGCAATGACTCCTGCAGAAATTTCTACTCTAAAGCCAAGTCCGGGTCTTGTAGTATTGAGTCCGGTAATGCAAGTTGAAAGTATTCCTTCATTTGATCTAGTAGAAGATGATGTGCAATCAGTGCGCAATTTAATTTCAAAAAATGCAAGCCTAGTAGACAAGTTGCTTAATCCAATGGCAATGGGTGCATTGAAGATTTCCAATTTGCCAGACATTTTTAAAAGTTTCTTGAACTTTAAGGCATATCGCGGAGAACATGCGCCAACCACAACTGAGTTCCTAACTTGGTTGCAAAGCCCTGATAGTAAACTAACAGCCAATAAACTTCAAAACGTATTGGATCACATTAACAAAAACAAAACAGGTTTCAGTGCAGTATTTAAAATTGCAAATGCATTGGTCAACTTGAAATATGCACTCAAACATCAGCTAGATGTACATGCCAGCCAAGATGCTGCTGTAGTAGCATCTGTTAGGGATGAACCTGGCCACGAAGGGTTTGTTGCCGACACTCCACACGGTAAGATTAAGATTGTTAACCGACCTGTATTCATGAGGAAATTCTAAATGGACGATTTTAGCTTTATTCGAGAAAATTGCAACGAAAGCAAGATGTTTCGTAATAACTATCTTAGCCAGTTGACCTTACGAGACACAGTTGACAGCGTATTCCTTAACATGATTACATTGTACATGTTAAGCAAAGAGTTTGAAACTCGACCGTTTGCACAAGAATACGCCAATAGAACAATGGCATTTGGAAACTTTGCTGCTCCCAGAGTTGGCGGAACAGACTTGTACCAAGGCCTGCATATTATGCTTTATCCCAATGGACATACTGCTTCACAGCTCAAAGCACCAGAACAAAATTCTGCGTTGGCATCACAATTGCACACCAACACCAAATTGGTCAAAGAATTCCTACGAGGCATTGCCAACGGAGCACTTGATCGTACTACTGCTATTCGCATTATGTATCGACTAGAAGGACAAATGGGCATTGACATTAGCAATTACAAGAGCCTTCGTCGTTTAATCACAGACTGGGAAAATATAACAACAATGCAACGTCAATTATGTGTGACACGTTTATTACAATATTATAGATTGCGTGGCCGCCATAGCGAATTGCTTCCAGTGCTTGAAACACTTGCTAAGAATAAAAATATGGAACTAACTGACGTCGGCAATGCAGAACTTGCAGCCATTGGCGCAGGTGCAGTTACTGGATCTAGAACAGGTAACGGTTTTATGTCTGGGTTGGCCAAAGCTGCTGGCGGATTTGCAGTTGGGTATGCAATTGGAAGGAATCTATAATGTCTGATAAAAAGTCCTATATGATCCCTGGTGCGCATCTGGGCGCTGATCCAGAATTCTTTTCAGCTTGGACATTGTATGACATTAGTCCTGCTGGCCGTGAAAACTTGGCAGTGCTAATGAGTGTTATTGCAAATCGCGGCCAGCCGCTGTTGGCTGGAGTTGAGTGCATAGAAAGTCAAGACCTAGGAACTGAATTATTTGGAGAAAATTTTAGCGGCAAGCAACGTGTTTGGTGTTTAAAATGGATTGCAAGTGGAATTGGTCAAATGACAGAAGAAACCCTGACAAACGAAGCCAACGGTCAGTACATGACAACAGGTCTTTCAGAAACAGTAGAACTGCCAGGACAAATTATTACAACTGGTCCAGACACTAATACGTTTTTCATACTACACGATTCTTTCTAATTTGCTAAATACAGCAACTACAAAAATACGTTTTAACTCACTCTAGGCTCATCATAAAATAAAATCCGCATCGCAGTAAGAAACAGCGTGTGCTTTAGACATGGATATAAGTAATGGCAATTGCAGAAAATACAAGCCTAGAAATGCACGTTGAATTGTGTGCTGAGCGATATGGCCGCTTAGAAGAAAAATTTAAAACGGTGGAGAATCGTTTAGATCAGCTTCATGATGAGTTTAATAATTTTAAGCAAGACAATCAGAAAAACATGAGCGAGATTAAGAATATGCTAGCAGGAGCCAAGGACGAAAAGTTCAAAATTATGGTGACTTCTACTGCAACCATAATTGTAGGTTTGCTAGCATTACTAGGGTATGTTGTCACACACTTACCAAAATAACAAATGAAAATACTAGTAGAAGCTAAACTTGTATGGGCTCGCAGCGGCAAAAAGATCAAGCGCAAAGTGCGCTGTACGTCTGGCCGTAAGCGTGGACGAGTTGTCAGTGCTGCTAGTAGTTGCAGTAAAAAAATAGATATTAAAAAGCGTTTACAGTTCAAGCGTACCAAAGCTAAGATGCGTGGTAGAATTGCCATGAAAATTAAAAGAACAAAGAAATTTAACCCAATGAGCAAACGAGTGACTAAGTTAAACAAAAAAAGACGCTAAATAGATCACTGGAGAACATTATGAAATTTAATGAAATTACAATCACAAACACGCCTGCTCAAGCTGCTCGATCTGCATTACGTAAAGAAAGTATTGTAGTTGACGAAAGCCTTGGCGGAAGACGTCTACGAAACGAGTTGACTCGTGTACATGAAGAAATTGACACACTGGCAAGCAAAGGCGGCCAAGCGTATACTCGTGCTATCCTTTATAAAGAAATTTATGAAGATATGGCCAATGTTGATGCTGTGCTGTTTGAAGGCGAGCTTGATGATGCTGACATTGAACAAGCCGAAGTAGTCATTGCTGCCAAAGCAATGAATCATGAATTCCAAGGAATGATTGAGGATGTTGCTGACATGTTAGGTAGCGATATGATTACATTGGTTGATCAGATCAAAGAACGCTTTGGTGATGCAGCAGGTGAACAGTATGCACAAACTGTTAAGACTGCACTAGATACTGCTATCACTTCCTTAATGGATACCAAGAATACACTTGACTCTGCTATCACTAGCTTGACAACTGGCGGTCAACCTGTTGGTCTTGATGCCGCAGCCGCAGCAGAAGAGCCAGCTGCTCCTATATTTCCAAGCAGTGCTGGTCCAGAAGGCGAAGCCACTGGCAGGGAGATGAAGAGTGATATTGAGTGAACTAGCAAGTTTCGATAAGAATTTTGCCAACGCTGTTAAGATGTTGATCATTAAAGGTCAATCTGACGGATTGGCAAAAATTCCTATGCAAGAACTTGTTCAAAAACTCAATAACATGGGGTACAGTGCAACTGGTCAAGTTGATGCTATCCGCGGACTTGTTGCTTCGTTCAAAGTTAAGAACAACGACCTTGTGTCGGATGTGAATAACAATGAAGTTATTTTAACAACTGTGCCAACTGCTGACACAGAAGAACAAGCAGCTCAGAATAAAGTAAAAGTTAGCAAAGATGCAATCAGTCAAGCACGTAAGGATCTAGGAATATGAGTAGAGTAATGTTAACGGCTTCTGAAGCCCGAATCAAGTCATTGCAAGATGTTTATGTTTTGCGTGAAATACGTGACTTGGAAGAAGCAGTGTTGACCGCAGCAGCCGACGGTGCAATTGAAGTAATTGTTCCTACCACATCTACAATGGCAAAAAATGCAGCCGATGTTGGATATGGTATCGCTGCTGAATATTATGATGCATGGACTGGTTCACGCGACGACAGACAGAAAACTTTACAGATGAATAAAGTAGTCCAATATTTCTCTGATCTTGGATACACAATTGATCGTCAGTCAAACCCAAATACGCAAACCACTTTCCAGTGGGTCATTGCATGGTAAGATAAAGTCTTTGACTTTATCATCATTATCGTTTATAATAAACGACAATGATAATTTTTAACCCCAAATACAAATACGAAACCCTGAATAGGATCGAAGGCCCAAAGCGGCTATACGCTACACCCGACGGATCAAAAGTCCCGAGTGTAACCACAATTCTATCTGCCACTGCGGACAAAACAGGTTTACTGGAATGGCGAAAACGAGTAGGCGAAGCCGAAGCTACTCGTATTTCAACAGAATCAGCTGGACTTGGAACACTTGTTCATAAACACATTGAGAATTTTATCGAAGGCATAGAACGTCCTCCTGGTAGCACACCAGTGCATGTTATGGCCAGAGCAATGAGTGATCAAGTTATCACTAAAGGCTTGCCTGATGTAACTGAGGTATGGGGGATGGAAGCCAGCTTATACTATCCAGGCTTATACGCAGGCACTACTGACTTGGTAGGTTGCTATAAAGGCATCCCGGCCATCATGGATCATAAGACTGCCAAGAAGATGAAGAAGCCCGAGTGGATGCAGGATTACTTTATTCAGACCACAGCCTACGCATTAGCACACAATGAAGTACATGGGACTGATATTAAATTTGGTGCATTGTTCATGGTAGACCGCGAAAACAACTATGAAACGTTTACAATCGAAGGTGCTGAATTTGACCGATACACTGACTTGTGGTTGCAACGAGTAGAACAGTATTACAAGTTGGTATAAGTATCTGCGTGGAAAAACATAATTTAGAACATTGGTTTCTTGACAAACAAGGAAAGTTACTGGCCTGGCGCGAATGGAGAACACAGTTGTCTACACTGGATACTGTGGCTGCTCTTAACGAAGCTGCCAGGTGGTGGAAGTTTGTTCCGCTAGTAAACAAAACATTTGACCCTTGGAGAGTGGAAACTTGGCCAAACCCATGGGAACTAATTGGCAGCGGCTCCTTTTGCCCTAGTGCGCAAGGACTGGGAATGTTTTATAGTCTTATTCTAAGTGGAATTGATTGTCAACTAATTTTGGCAATCGTTGACCAATCTCCCAAACTTTTAGTACTTCTAGCAGATGGAACAGTGTTAAATTATTATGATGGTGAGGCAGTTGACATGAAAACTTTAGACTTGCAAATTTTGCAAACATGGGCGGCTAGCGACCTCGCTAGCCTAGTTAAAGTATAAACTTTTGACGTCGAATTTTATGGTAAGTACTTGACCTAAAATACAACTAGAACAGGAAGTTGGAATAACAATAATATATGAAAAGCAAAATAAATGTAATTAAACGTGATGGTAGAAGCGAAGTTCTAGCAGTCGAAAAATGGCAAGCGCAGATTGCCAAAGTGTGTGCAGGCATTGCTGATGTAAGTCAGTCAATGATTGAAATTAAAAGTCAGCCGCATTTTTATGACGGAATTACTACACGTGAAATCGATGAGATTACGTTACGTGCGATTGTAGATTTAATCGACGTAGAATCAAATCCAGATGTGGGACATACTAACTACCAATATGTGGCAGGCAAGCAACGTCTAAGTATGCTACGGAAAGATGTTTATGGTAGTTATGAAGTGCCGCACCTGTATGACATTGTTAAAAAGAACGTAGCAACAGGTCTTTATACCAGCGAACTTCTTGACTGGTATACTCGAGAAGACTGGGATAAGATGAACTCAATGCTGGAGCACGATAAAGATGAACAATACAGTTATGCCGCCATTGAACAACTGATTGAAAAATATCTGGTAAAGAATCGTAGTACAAAGGAAATCTACGAAACGCCACAAATTCGTTACATGGTTGCTGCCGCAACAGTGTTTCATAAAGAAGAACCCAACGCAGCCAGAATGCGTTACATCAAGGAATACTACAATGCTGCCAGTGATGGTCTTTTCACTCTTGCTACTCCTGTGCTGGCTGGGCTTGGCACTCCAACTAAACAGTTTTCTAGTTGCGTTCTTATCCGTAGCGATGACGACCTTGATTCTATATTTGCTAGTGGAGAAATGATGGCCAAGTATGCCAGTAAACGTGCTGGCATTGGCTTAGAGATTGGGCGACTACGTCCTTTAGGAAGTCCCATTAGGGGCGGCGAAATCATGCACACAGGAATGATTCCATTTTTAAAGAAATGGTTCGGTGACCTGCGTTCATGCAGTCAAGGAGGAATTCGCAATGCAAGTGCTACTATCTTTTATCCAATCTGGCATCACCAGTTTGACGACCTTATTGTACTCAAGAACAACCAAGGCACAGAAGAAACCCGAGTCCGTCATATGGATTATGGGGTTGTGCTTTCCGCTCTATTCTGGAGACGATTCAAAAACAAAGAACAAATAACATTCTTTGATCCCAACGAAGTACCTGACTTATATCAAGCCTTTTACTCCAATACTAAACTCTTTGAAGAGCTGTATGTCAAGTACGAACAGACTCCGGGACTACGCAAAAAGACAATGAGTGCCGAAGAAGTATTCAAGTCGGGCATTCTGAAAGAACGTACAGATACAGGACGTATCTACCTAGTGTTCATTGACAATGTAATGAACCAAGGTCCGTTTGACCCCGAGTACCATACCATTTACCAGAGTAACCTTTGCTGTGAAATTCTTTTACCTACTAAGTCCTTTAAACGTTTGGATGACGATAGCGGTCGTATCGCACTTTGCACCTTGGGCTCAATCAATTGGGGTGCGTTCCGTAACCCAGAAGACATGCGCCGTGCTTGCCGTATACTGCATCGTAGCCTCAACAACATTCTTGACTATCAAGACTTTCTTTCCATCCAGTCTAAACTCAGCAATGACGAAATCAGACCGCTTGGAATCGGCATCACCAACCTCGCCTACTGGCACGCAAAGCGAAGCCTCAGGTACGGTGAGAAGGATGCTCTAGGAGAAGTCAAATCTTGGATGGAACATCAATCCTACTACCTAACAGAAGCCAGTGTTGAACTGGCCAAAGAACGTGGCAAGTGCGAAGGCAGTGATAAGACACGTTACGGACAAGGCGTATTCCCGTGGGAACTACGTGCCAATGGTGTCAATGAGTTAGCAAACTTTGCTCCTGAACTAGACTGGGAAACTCTACGTGTTCAAATGAAAGAACATGGTGTGCGTAATGCTACACAAATGGCTGTTGCTCCTGTTGAGTCTAGTTCGGTTGTTATTAACTCGACTAACGGTATTGAAATGCCAATGAGTTTAATCAGCGTTAAAGAATCAAAAGCAGGTTCGTTTGTACAAGTTGTTCCAGAGTACCACAAGTTGAAGAACAAGTATCAACTAATGTGGGAACAAAAGGACTGCGACGGTTATTTAAAAACAGCCGCTGTTATTGCAGCATATGTTGACCAATCAATTTCAACTAACACGTTTTACAATCCAGCGCACTTTGCAGATCGTAAAGTACCAACAACATTGATTGCCAAGAACTTGATGCAGTCGCACATGTGGGGATTGAAAACATTCTACTACAGCTTGATTAATAAAGCAGGTAGTAAGGCCATTGCTGATGAAGCTCCAACTATGTTAGAGCCAATCAACTTCGACGACGAAGAAGATTGCGAAGCATGCAAATTATAAAATAAAATGTCAAAAGAACAATACAACCTAAATACAAAAACAGACTACTTGAACCGTAAGATGTTTCTAGACCCAGCTGGCCCTGTAACTATCCAACGATTCGAAGAAGTAAAGTATAAAAAAATTGCCGAGTTTGAAGAAACTGCTCGTGGCTTCTTCTGGCAACCAGAAGAAGTAAGTCTTACTAAAGATAGCAACGATTTCAAAGAAGCAAGCGAAGCTGTCAGACATATCTTTACAAGTAACTTGTTACGTCAGACAGCACTGGACAGTTTGCAAGGCCGTGGTCCTAGTCAAGTGTTTACTCCTGTAATCAGTTTACCCGAGTTGGAATCATTGGTATACAACTGGACGTTCTTTGAAACTAACATTCACAGTAAGTCATACAGTCACATTATCCGTAACATCTACAACGTGCCAAAGGATGTGTTTAACACTATCCACGACACGAAAGAAATCGTCGACATGGCATCGAGTGTCGGTAACTATTACGAAGCATTGCATGTAATCAATTGTCGCAAACAGGTAGGTGAAGTAATTCCGGAAAAGGAACATATCAAAGCAATTTGGATGGCACTACATGCAAGTTATGCACTGGAAGCGTTCCGCTTCATGGTATCGTTTGCTACAAGTTTGGCAATGGTCGAGAACAAAATCTTCATTGGCAACGGCAACATCATCAGCTTGATTCTTCAAGACGAACTACTACACAAAGGTTGGACTGCTTATTTGATCAATCAAGTGGTCAAAGAAGATTCACGCTTTGCAGCAATCAAAGCAGAATGTGAAGCAGAAGTATATGCACTGTATCTAGATGTAATTTGCGAAGAAAAGGCATGGGCTAGTTATTTGTTTAAGATGGGACCGGTCATTGGCCTTAACGCAAACATTCTGCGTGACTTTGTAGACTACACAGCAGTGGGCGCACTCAAAGACATTGGTATCAAATATCTAAGTCCTGCACCCAAGAGTACTCCTATCCCTTGGTTCAACAAGCATGTGGACACTAGCAAAAAGCAAACTGCACTGCAAGAAAACGAATCAACCAACTATGTAATTGGTGTAATGGGGGATTCAATTGACTATGATGCTTTGCCATCACTATGAGTTTCAATGAGTTGTACATAATGGATCAGTGCGATGCATGTTGCATTGCACGTGACAAATTGGAGCAAGCTGGCATAAAGTTTGACATAATTAAACTAGACGACGACAACATGCAGCAAGTCTTTAAGGTCTGGGAATACAGATTAGGTCACAATCCAAACAGTGTGCCACAGTTTTGGCACCAAGGTGAGTATGTTGGCAATAGTGCAAAGATAGATAAATTTCTAAAGGAAAAGAATGTTACTTGATATTAAAAAAGACGGCGATGTAGTTACGCTAAAAATGAGTTCAGGCGAAGAGTTAATTGGCACGTATAAAGATGACGACAGCTTGTCATACACAATTGATCGTCCAGTGACACTAAGCGTTGGACCAAAAGGCGGACCTGCATTAACTCCGTACTTGATGACAGTCAACCCTGCTAATACACGCAACCTTAAAATTAACCGAGCGTTAGTGGTATGCATGGCAAATACTGACAAGGAGCTAGCCGATCAGTACAGTTCGGCAATGAGCGGCATCCAAGTTGCCCCTGCAGGATTTAGAGTATAATGCCAGCTGTACATCGTCAAGGTGATGCCAATGATGGCGGAGGTACCATTGAAGGAATCCCTCAGGGCACAGTATATGTCAATGGACAATTGGCAAGCATTGACGGTAGTACAGTTTCTGACCATGGTCTAGGTGAGCACAGTAGCCCAACTACTGCAAACGGTAGCGGCACTGTTTTTATTGGCGGAATTCCTGTAAACAGGCAAGGCGATGCTGACACATGCGGGGATTCCAGGGCAGATGGTAGCCCAAACGTTTATGTAGGTCCATAATATTAAAATCTCCCATAAATAACTGGGAGATTTTAATTTATGTGCAGTGTAAAACCAACAAAAAATGGCGGACGAAAAATAACACCTAGCGGCATTGTCTATTACGAAGACAATGCCGAAGGGCATGCAGCAGCGGCCGAAGATCAGCGCACTACCCAAGGTGGCGGAGATGTTGGAGAAGCAACTCAACCTCCAGGTGAAGAACCGCTGCCACCAGATACAACAGATTGCTCAACATATACAGATGCAATGTGGGACACAGCATGCAGCAAATACTATAAATTTGCACACATGAAATACAAGCCAGCTCCAAACGGCGGACAGTCGGCAGCACAAATTGCTTGCAATTGGCAAAAGCTATGTAAAAATATCCTAGATCCAATCCGCGATGCAGGATTCCCGATAACACTTTCATCAGGCTATCGTTCACCGGCATATAATGCAAGTATTGGCGGAAGTAATACAAGCGATCATACTTTTGCATGTGCCGCAGATATTCAATTGCTAAATGGTGATGCAGTTGAGAACGCTAAGAATTTATTCAAGTGGATTGGTAAGTCCGGTCTACCATTTAGCCAAGTTATTTTCGAAGGACGTTGGGTACACATTTCCTACGGTGGTAAATCACCTGCCAGCGTAGCAGTACTTGTAACAAGAAACGGAAAGGCTCCGTATCAAAACGGTGGCGGCCGCAGTGGCGCAAACTTACCAGCCGACCTAAAGTGGGCATAAGTAATAGACCATGGCAAATATTCCAGTTATCCCCGGCGTTAGTGTTGCAACCAAAGGCATCCTAAACAAACCTCTCAAAGACATTATATGTGCGCTGCTTTTTGGCGGACTTAATAACATGCTGAAAGGTCCTCTGATTTGTGTTAACTTGGACATTGATAAGTTGCTACAGGAAAATGTCGACGGTATTCCTTCCTTGGCTGATTTAAAAAACGAGCTAGCTGACCTAAAAAAAGAACTTAAAGCAGCCGAAGAAGCACTTGGTATCAAAGAAGCACTCGGAAGAGTAAATGCCGCTATTGCTGAAGTTCAAAGTTTATTAGCACTCGACGGTATGTGTGCTATTCCAATGAAAGCACCTGCTATACCTGATGTACTTGGGCAAGTGATTGATGCAGAGTTTGCTGAAATGAATGCAATTCTAAATGACCTTGGCAGACTGGCAAAGCCTTCTGTGTGCTTAGATGGCACAGGTGGCTTAAGCCTTGGAGGCGGATATAATCCTGAAAGTATACTTGCTAGCATTGCAGCCCACGGTGGAAAAATGGCCGACATTCCAGGTGACAAACTAAACGCATTGGTTGCCAGATTGAAGAATGTCAAGACTGCACTTAAAAAATCAGTCAATCGCCAGCTGTTCCCAGACTTTAGACACAAGCACAATTTAACAACAGGCAAGCCATATAAAGTATCTGATGCTACTGTTATTACACTAGCGCCACCGCCTCCGGCAGCTAACCAATGGAACGGTCCATATCCTCCAGCCGATGTACCAAACTTAAAAGACGCATCAGCCACTGCACAAACTCTTGTTGCAAGTGTAAACAAGTCTGCAAGTTATCCTGCTGATGTAAATGGGATTCGCAGTGTAAACATTTGGCCAGGGCTATTAGGCCCAGAGTTGTATGGCATGGCAGTGGAAGCATTAACTCCACAGGATCCGCTGTTTGTACAACAAGACCCAGTCTATGACTATTGCGGAAAATTAGTCGGGTACGACTCAACTGTTATTACCGGCAATCAAGATGCGCTAGGTGGTGACCCAGCCCTAGGTGCTGACCTAAGCCCGCCAACTACTAACTTTAATATGCTATGGATTGATGATCGCCAATGTTGGGCAGTTGATGGTAAACTAAGCGAGCAAGTAGTAAACGGCCGCAAAGACACGTACTTGGATGCAAATCCAACTATTGAAATGCATCGTGGCTATACTCACATCTTTGGTGTCCCTTCTTACGATCTATTAGGTGACACATTGGCCCCAGAATTTTACATTTATAAAGTCAAAGCTGACCTAACTCCAGATACCACTGCACCATTTAATCTAGGACTAAGTCGCTTAGAAACATACGAACTGCTAGAAGATGCAAATGGTTTAGCGGGCAGAGAAGGTGAGCAACGTCGCGAAGATTTCCCGACAGGTACTACCCTTTACTTCGAAGCAGAAGCAAAAGTATATTCCGGAACTGTTCCGCCCGTGTATCCAAGCGAGCTGGTCTGGTGGTACAACACAGAAACATGTGTTGCACAACGATGGGTACCCGATGCTGATAGAATTAGTGGATCGTGGGTTGAAGTATCCAATCAAGACCGTGCTGAAAAATGGGTCGGATCAAGCAACAATGTAAACGATCCGCACGTTAATTACCTTTGTTACAGTAACCAAGATGGCTCAGTGTACGGCCTGCTCAAATTTATATAACATGACTTTTATCAATGATGCTGATGTCTGGAGACAATGTCCGCATGAATATCTTTGGATTTACGATAAACTCATAGTGGCTCGTAAACAAGGCTTTTTAGCTGGCCCAGCAGGTATACCTGTGCCTAAACCAGCACAGTACATTGTTCGCCCCATAACAAATATACGCATGATGAGTCGAGGCGCCAGCAAGCAGTGGTTAACACCAGATGATACTGACCTAGTACCAGACGGATACTTCTGGTCTGAATGCTTTGAAGGCCGTCATACCAGTGTAGATTTTCACTACGGCATTCAACACTTGGCAGTTGAGGGATTCAGAGATGATCCTGACAGATTAGATAGATTTTCAAAATGGCAGAAAATTGACGACCAGTACAAGTTCCCCGAGATGCTGGGAGAACTATGGCGTCTGACACCTTGGATCAATATAGAATGCATAGATGGTAAAATCATTGAAGTACATTTGCGATGGAATGATGACTTTTGCAATCACGACAGCGAAGTTATATACCCAGTCTGGCAAGACAATCCAATGCCGCAGCCGCTGGGCACTACTTGGTACAGTAGTCCTGCTGGCGATAGACTTGGATTTTGGTGCAAGAACAAATAGTCAAGATACATCATTGACAATTGTTGCCAGGTAATGTACAATAACGCATGTTCGAAAATAAAAAAGCCCGTTACGATTATGAAATCCTGGAAGACTACGAGTGTGGCATCGTGCTGGAATCGTGGGAAGTCAAGGCCATTGCCAACAAGACTTGCTCTATTGTAGGCTCACATTGTAAAGTATTCAACAGCGATGTGTTCCTTGTTGGTGCCAGTGTCGGCTCATCAGACAATGAGCAACAGCGTACACGAAAGCTATTGCTGCATCGTAAAGAAATCAATCGGCTGATTGGCAAAACGCAGGAAAAAGGTTTAACACTGGTTCCGCTGAAAATGTATCACAAGAAGGGCAAGTTCAAGTTATTGATTGGCCTTGCTCGTGGTAAGAAAGAATACGACAAGCGGGAAGTTGACAAGAAGCGTGATATTGAAAATGAAACACGCAGGATTGTAAAAAGTCAAAAATTAGCTTGACAAGCAGGAAAAACAAGTATATAATAAATACTTGAACAGCGTAAAGTAGGAACTGAAAAATATTCAAGAACCCGGTTCAAATCCGGGCAGGTCCACCATAGATACATTGGGGAATAATATAGTCCGTAAGGATGAATGCTGTCCTAGAGACCGTCCAACAATGTATCTATGATGGGCCTGAACTGGTTATCGATTGGGTATTAAGTATGTTATCTATCGCTCGGCAATGTAGAAGCCGTTAGGATTGGGGTAACCTGGTCGCAGAAGCAAAACAAAGTAAACGCAAACGACTCACAGTTCGCATTAGCTGCCTAAACTCAGCTTAGGGTAAGACATACCTCGTAACAGAAACTCAAGAAAGCACCTTCGGGTGCTTTCATTTTATAGTCAATTTCTACCTGTTTGTTGCTAAAATACAACATAAAATTGGTTGACACACGGTCCTATTATTGTTATAATACTTGCTGGTAGGAGGGCATTATGATGATAGTCGCAAAAATAGATGGACGTATGGTCCAGGTTATGCGGGTGGCACACACTGTTGGCTTCTCCAATGAACGAGACTGGGTTATGGTGTGTTTTGACTTCGAACAGTCAGACCGCCGCAAGCAACAGTTCAAGTGGATACCTGCATCAACTCGATTCGAGTGGGTCCGCGAATATAACTTTTAAGGAGAGCACGATGGCATACTTTTGGAGAAAAGCAAGAGGCCTTGCAGCCGATGTCGAACGCCATCGTGCAAAAGAAGCTGAACTAGATGCTAAGATAGCAGAGCTAGAGGACAAGCGAGATCCACTAAGCATTGCTTCATTGCGAGTATATCGTAGATTTCGTGCCCAACTGCTACAAAGCAAGGCTGAAATTGTAAACAAAATTGGCAAGAAAAATGTTTAAAGACAAGTTAAAAGAATACGTAGAATCATCTAACCTAGTTAACATGAAAGAAGCTGGGCAAGGTATCTACGTACTCAAATATAAGAAGCGTGTGTTCTATGACAACCTATGGAACGAGTACATTGCCGAATGTCGTGGAAGTATTGTGGATGCTGATTTTAACCTAGTGAGCTATCCATTCACAAAGATCTACAACTATGGTATCGAAAAGGAAGCACCTGTGTTTTCCGAACTTGATACTATCGTAACTGCTTTCCGTAAGGTAAACGGTTTTATGGTAGCAATGACTTGGTACAATGGCGACATCTTAGTGTCTACTACCGGGTCAACCGACAGCCCATACGTTGCAATGGCAAAAGAAATGATGTTAATTCATCAATCTTGGGCAGACTGGCAGTTGGCATTTAACCGCTCAGACATGGACGGAATGACATTTATGTTTGAATGTGTACATCCTGATGACCCACATATTGTACCTGAAAAGCCAGGTATGTATATCTTGGGTTATCGTGAAAACACTTGGCGGTCAGAAGTGGGTCATGAACCTGCTGTATTAGAGCAACTGGGCGAAACGTTCAAGTGCTTTGTTCCTGAATGCCAGCACTTGACTGTTATGGCGCTAAAGAACTTGGTCAAGACAGTCAAGCACGAAGGCTTTGTGTTCTATGACGAAGAAGGCGTAGGAGCAAAGATCAAGAGTCCTTACTACTTGACTTCAAAGTGGGTAGCACGTAACCCTCGTACAGACAAGCTGGTTGACCTGAACCGGGACATCAAGCAAAACCTAGACGAAGAGTACTATCCACTGGTTGACGCTATTCGTGCTAACATTGCAGAATACACTGCCTTGGACGAGCAAGCTCGACTGGCATGGGTGCGTAACTATATGGAGACTGTATGACTTACATTTTGATGATTTGGACAGTAGTAGCAATGGCCGGTGACAGGCATGCACAAGCAAAAGCATACGAATGGCGACCTATTGGTGAGTTTCATGACTTCAGTGCAGGTACTGGACAGGCCAAGTGTGAGGAAGCTGCCCGTCAGCTAGGACTGAAGCATGACCGTTATCGTTGCGTGAGGTCAAAATGAAAGATGAATCACATCTACCTGTAGCTGAACAAAGTCTAATCTTTCGCCTGCGCAAGCGGGCAGAGATTAGGCGACAGATTTCGGGACGCAAAAGTGTAGAAGAAGGTAAACCTGACCGTATTGCAGACTTACTAGAAGAAGCAGCCAACGAAATTGAAAATTTAATGAGCAAGTCAACTATTAATTTAGACTTGATGGGATAATATGAAAAAATGGATCACAGCTGATATTCACTTCAGCCACACAAATATTTTAAAGTTCTGCGCCGCAAGCCGGCCGTTCTTTGACACAGAAGAAATGGACGAGACAATTATCAAAAATTGGAACTCGTTGATTGCAGTTGACGACATTGTTTACATCCTTGGTGACGTTGCGTTTTCCAATGCTGCCAAGGCTGCACGATTGGTCAATCGATTGAATGGCACCAAGATCCTTGTCAAAGGAAATCACGATACTAAGATTTTGCGCGAGCCAGTCTTTCGCGAATGTTTTGCTGAAGTTCACGACTATCTTGAAATTGGACATGCTGGCAATCGTTTAGTCATGTTCCATTTCCCAATTTGGGAATGGGATAGAATGCACCATGGCGCAGTGCATTTTCATGGCCACTGTCACGGACGCAAAACAGGAATTCCTGGACGTATCTTTGACGTTGCAATGGATGCAAACAACTGTTTGCCTCACTTGCTTGACGATGCTATTGCCAAAGCAATGAAGTTTCCAGTGCGTGATCGCTAATTGTTGTAAAAATACAACAACTTTTTGACGCAAAACGGTTGACTTTTGGATCTAAACCGGCTATAATACATACATACGCAACACAGAAGGATCATATTATGGCCGGTAAAGCAAAATCAATTTACCTTACTGTACTGCCCAAAGGTAGTCACAAAAGTGTATTTAAAAAGATGTTTTTTGAAGCCAAAGCATATAATGAATATGTCAAGAGCGAAGCATTTAAAACACAGTATCCACTAACAGAATTCGATATCGTTAAAGAAACATATTAAGGATTAGTAATGATTTTAAACGATACTCCAGTCAACGAAGCAGTTTTGTCTAACGTAGGCGAAATTGGCGAATTCCGTATTCGCAACAGTGCCAAAGCATTTAACATTCTGTCATCAGGTTTGTATGCTAACAAGATCCGAGCAGTGATTCGAGAACTGTCATGTAACGCAGTTGACTCGCATGCCGCATCTGGCAAAAAAGATACCCCATTTGACGTACATCTTCCAAACAGTTTGGAACCATGGTTCGCCATTCGTGATTACGGTACAGGTCTCTCACATGACCAAGTTACCCAAATTTACACTACCTATTTTGAATCTACAAAGACCAACAGCAACGAGTTTATCGGTGCGTTAGGTTTGGGTTCTAAGAGTCCATTCAGCTACACTGACAATTTTACTGTCACTGCAATACGCGACGGTGTCAAAGGCATTTACTCTGCCTTCATTAATGGAAGCGGAGTACCAAGCATTGCATTGATGATGTCCGAAGACACCACCGAGCCTGCTGGCGTTGAAGTCAAGTTCTCTGTCAACGATCGTTATGACTTTGAAAAGTTTCGTCAGGAAGCAGTGGTCGTTTATACATACTTTGCACTCCGCCCTGTGGTGTCGGGTTCTAGTGAATTTGTATTCAAAGATGTCGAGTATATTGACCGCGATATTATTCCCGGTGTACATTCAACTGATAGCCGCCGCAATAGTGTTGCAGTGATGGGCAATATTGCATATCCAATCGATGTACCTAATCATGCTGATAACTTGGGTGAGCTTGCTCGTTTGTTGTCCTGCGGTTTGGAAATGCACTTTGGCATCGGCGAACTGGACTTTCAAGCAAGCCGTGAAGGCTTGAGCTACATTCCACAGACCATTGCAAGTATCAAGTCCAAGTTGGAACAAGTAAATGCAGTACTGGCAGGACG